CCATATCGCGCCAGCCGTCCAGCCCGCTTTTGCCGACATTGTGCATATTGGCCAGCGCACCGAATACCGATTTCAGTTCCGCCACCAACACGCGCGGGCTGTTCAGCAGGTTCAGTCCGCCGGTGAAGATGCCGTTTACCTGCCCGTACAATACGCCCACCGCCATCAATACCGTAGCATGAAAAGCATTCCAGCGGCTTTGCGCTTTCTGAATCTTGTTCAAGGCCGTCTGAAATACCTCGAAACCCTGCCATGCGGCCAAGTCGGCAAGGAAATCCACTTCGTCGGCCAAGGCCGTCGGCAAGTCGCGGTCAAAAAACGGCGCGGCTTTGACACTTTGCTTAAAGGTCATCCGCACGGTGCAGTAATCGGGGTTTTCTTCGTTGTGCGCGGCTTCAAAATCTGCCACCACGCAATCGGGCACGCTGCCGTAAATCGGGTGGATCAATTCGCCCGCGCCCGTTTCGCGCAATACGTTCAGCAGGTTTTGCAGGCGGCCTTCATAATCTTCGCCCCACAATACGGCGGTCAAGGCCATATCCATCGCGGATACGCCCGTATCTTCGATGTCCGCACCCTGTACGAACGGGTATTCGTGTTCCGCCAGCGCGTGGGTGCCGCGCAGCGTGTCGTCGATGACGTCAAAGGTAACGCCCTTGAAGCTCGCATCGAGCAAGGTATCTTTCCAACTCATCAGTTTTTCCTGCTGTTGCGTTCTACCGCCTGATTCACATAGGCCACAATGTTGCCGTTTTGCACGGTAACGGTAACTGGAATCGGCCTGCCTGCCGCCGCCTGCATTTGTGCGGCCGCTGCCGTCATCTGTGCCGCCGCACCGGTCATCTGCGCCGTTGCCGCCTGATTCTCCGCCGCCGCCTGCATATACTGCTGGCTGGCCTGCTGGTTGGTTTGTGCCGATTGGTCAAGTTGTAATATGCTGTCCTTCAAAACAGGACTGTCGAGCGGGGCCTGTGTTGTGGAAGCCCGCTTTTTAGCATACTGCCTTTGGAGCGCCACAAATTCTGCTTCGCCTTTATTCAATTCCTCGGAATGTAACAGCAGCCCTAAGCCGAAACCAGCTTTGCTGCCGAGCAGTTTGCTGCCCCAATTACTCCAAAACCCGCCACCGCCGCCGACTGCCTTGGCACTCACAGCGGCGGCCGATGCGGCCGTGGCACCGTATCCGACCTGCGTGGCGGTTTGCGCCTGTTCGGGATGGCCGCGCATCCATTGCGCAGCCGACTGCATCCAGCCGCCGATGCGGTCGCTGAATTTTTCAAATGCGCCGTATTCGGCTTCCGATTTGGCAAGGGAGAATTGGGCTTTTTTAAATCCCGAACCTTCGGCAAGGAATCCGTATGAGCCGTCCACCGCGCCTGCCGCGTTGGCCTGTCCTGCCTGCAGGCGGGCCAGTTCCTGCCTGTTATTGACCAATGCCAGCAATGCCATCAATGCCTGACGGTCGGAAACCAGCTGCCCGATGGCCGTGCCGTCCACCAAGGCCTTTTGGTTTTCCAGCAAGGCCAGCTTGGTTTCGTCGCCTTGTGCGGCATTGATCTGCTTCATCAGGGCGGCGGACTTTTCGTCCTTGGCCGTGATTTCGGCCACAATGTCCACCAGCGCGTCCAGCGAGTTCATCCCCGCCGCCTGCCGTTTGTTCATACTGGCGGTGAAGTCGAAACCTTCTTTTCCGTTTAGGGTGATTTTTTTGGCTTTGGAGACAATATCCTGACTGTTGATTTTGGCCAGCAGGTTGACTAAGTTGTTGCCGGCTTCATCGGTACTGCCCGCCGTCATAAACGACAATTGGTTGGCATTGAGCAGGCTGGAAAAATTATCCAGCGTTGCGCCCATGCCGGCGGTTTTCATCGCCGCCAACTGCTGCGGCAACCAGCGCGACATATCCCTCAATTCAAACCCGCCGTCTGCGCCCGATTGCAGCGCGCGGTCGAGCAGCGACGGAATATCCGCCTCTTTGAACCCCGCCTGCAGAGCCTTGGTAATGATATTGGCAATATCGTTTCCTTCCGCATTGGCGGCAGCGGCGGTTTTCATAACGGTCGGCAACAGTTTTTTCACGGCCTCGCCGCTCATCGCGCCGCTGGCCACCATGGTATTCATGGCTTCCAAAGCGGCCTCGGGCGTCGTTCCGCCGACATAGGCGGCATCCATAACCGATTTCTTGATTTCCTCCATGCCCGCGCGCTTTTCGTTCATGCTTTTGCCCGCATACATGGTATTGGCGGCATGGCGCAAAGCCGTATCGAAATCCATCGTCCGATTAACCGGCTGCGCCAGCACATAAGCCCCTGCCGCCGTACCCGCCGCCGCGCCGGCCACACCGCGTCCGACCGACCTGAAACCCGAACCGACACGCTGCCAACGGCTGGCACCGCCATTTATTTCCGCGTTCAATTCTTTAATCCGCGACTTCGTCGCCTGAGCCGCCCGTGCCAGCTCGCGTTGCGACGCGGCACCGCTTTTGGCCAAACGGTTGTAGGCCGCCTGCGTCCGCTGAATTTCGCGGCGGATTTGGTGTTCGGTGCGGATGCCCAGCCGCGCGGTCGCGCTGTACATCTCCTGATGCTTCAGCTTGACCGCTGCGGCTTTCTGCAACTGCCGGCTGCCTGTTTTTTCCGCTTCCGCCGCCAAACGGCGGAGGCCGGGCGTGGCGTTGTCCTTAAACTTGGCAACCAGTTCTACACTATGCTGGCTCATTTTTTCTTACGCTTGCTGATAAAGGTTTGGGTCTGCCCGCCCGTGGCGGCGAATGGTTTGAGGTTCGCAGGGACGAACCACGGCATCACTACCGGCGCGGCGCGGCCGCGCTCGATTAAGTCGGCCTGCTTCAACCAGCCTTCCAGTTCGGGTCGGGTCATGCCGTCGATTTGGGCGGGCGTGATGCCGTATCGGCCGAGTTTTAAGACTGCGTATCGGTAACGGTCGGCGCGGGGTGCGGGCAAAGCCGCTTTTTTTGCAGCAGCTCTTGTGCCCAGTACAGCGCGTCAAAGTCGGCGGCAGTCATCTCGTCGAGCAGCAAATCAGGTGTCAAAGATTCGGCTGCTAAGCCGCCCAATTTATCCAGTGAGGCGGCATAGGCGGCAATCAGCCGCGGTTGGCCTTCAAGTTGCGGGTCAATCTCCATGTCTTCGCGCACGGTTAATAGGTGCATGGCAAAATCATGGTGCATTTCGCCGTCAATCACACCGATGCCGTATTTCAGACGGCCGGTAACGGTTTTCAGGTCGGGGGAAACGCGCAATTCGTAATCTTCGATGGCGCGGGTGAGTTCGGGGGAAAATTCAGACATAAAAAAGCCCTTAAACGTTGGTTAAACCTTGTATCAATCAAGGCTTGATTGTCGTTTAACCGGCAAATCGGGCACGGCATCGATGGCGGCTTTGACGGCGGCGGCAACGGTGGCTGCGGTGTCTTCGGCACCGATGCCGATGGTTAAAGTGTCGGCATTGGCAATGCTCACACGCAACACGCCTTGGGTATTGGCTGTGCCGCTTAAGGTAATTTTGCCGGCGGCGGCCACTCCGGCCTTGTTGTCGGCTACGGTAATCAGGCTTAAATCGGCATAGGCATAGGCTTTAATCGCGGCGGTAACCATCAGGTGCGCCATGCTGCCCGCGCCGTATTTGGCGGCCGCATCGGCGGCGGAAAATACGTTCTCCAGCTCGGTAAGCCCACCCAAGGCGGGATTGTTGTGCTGCGCCACAATCAGCACGCGCTGTTTGTTGGTGGGCAGGTTGCGCACGGCCAGCTTGGTGTTCCATTCGGCGTACACGCCCGGCTTGCGGGTGCTGGCGGGGATTTTTTCAAAATTGATGTTTGCGGATGCCATTATTTGCTGCCTTTCGCGGGTGGGGTGTCTTCGGTTACGGCCACAAGGTCGCCGTATTCGATACAGCGGCGGTAATAGGCGGTATCGGGTACGGTAACGGTTTCCCGGCCGTTAATGTATTCGTGCGGGCTGCCTTCCAGCGGCACTTGCAGGCCGTCGGCGGCGCGTACTTTAATGGTTTCGTTCATGGTTTCACCTCGGTTTCAACGGTGGCCGCCATATCGGCGGGTTGGTCGGGGGTTTTCGGCGGGATGCGAAATTCAAGGTTCGCGCCTTTAAAGTCTGGATGTTCGGGGTCGGTGCGGCCTCGGTAGGCGGATACGTCGGCATATACTTGCGCCTGTTGGCCGTCTGAAACCGCAGGCCGCGGCCAATCGCCGTCTTGCAGCGCGTCTTCAAACCAATACGTTTCAAATTCCAGCGCAAACACACTGACGGCGTCTTGCTCCATTTGGCGGCTGAACAGGCTTTTGGCCGCACCCGGCTGCAGACGGCCTATCTGCAAGCCCAACGATTGATTGGTCAGCAGGTGGCGGACGGTCTGCATCAGGCGGTAGGTGCCGACATCATGGCGGTGCAGGCCACCGAAACGGCTGTCTGCCTCGCTGCCGCTGGCACGGTCTCCCACCAATACCGTGAATTGGCCAATCGCTTTAAAACGGCTGCCGCGCGTATCGTGGCGGACGGTGTCTTTGATGCCGGCAAACATGACCCACACGGCGGGGAACTGGTTGACCACCTGTGCCAAACCTTCGCCGTCAAACTCGCCGCCATAGGTAAATACGCCCGTTACCATTTGGCCGAGGCCGTCTGAAAGCCGTTGCCTGATGGCTTGTTCAATAAACGCTATCACGGCCGAACACCTTTTCCTGTGTGGTAAACATCACGCCGTTGCCTTGCACGGCGGGCTTTTCGCCTGCGGGTTCGGTAACGCCCAAGCCGACTTTCCCCGCCGCCACCAGTTGCAGGAACTTCACTGCCGCTTCATAGCGGTGCACGATGTCTTCGGTGAGCTGCCGTTTGCCGGTACACAGGCGGTACACCGCAATATCGCAGCAATACACGGTTAAGATGCGCAGCGGCTTGGGCAGC